GAACGCTTGCCAACCTACTACTAAGCTGCTTTTCATCCAATAAAGTCTCCGGCAGTCTTGTATCAATACTTCTATAAAGGCTTTCCCAATCTTGTTGCAAGCGCTTATGATGTTCGAAACTTTCGTTGTCCAACTTAATCTGTTTAATTCGTTTGTTGAGGTCATTAGTTTTTTCCTCTGCTGTAGATAACTCTACCTTAGCTGTGTTTATAATATTAGTTACGGCTATTTGATCAATATCCTGATCGCAAGTAGGGCACTTCGCGCCCAATTTGCGCATTTTAGCTATTAATGCTTTCGCATTATTAATTAATCCGCTATATGTGCCTAACTCTGTCTGTAATTGATCGTATGATTGTTTACTAGTTATCTTTGGATTCTGAACTTCATGAATATCAATTTGTTTTAGTAAGGCTTTGTACTGATTATTTTTTGAGATTTTTTTATTTTTTTCCGCGATATTTTCAATTTCTTTCGTCAACTCACGGGACTCTTTCTCGTCATCTTCCGTAAAAATTTCTAAATCCAACATAGGAAGTATGGTAGTATCGGTCAATTTATTATTTTGCAACCATTTTTCAACGGTAGCTAACCTAGCCTCTACCTCTATAACTTCAGTATTAGACTCTCTTACTAATTCTTTAAATACATCATATAATTTTGTGTATTCTTCTAAATGCAGAAGATCAATAAGAAACTTTTTCCTATTTGTATCGGTAGCAGTCAAAAACTGTAAACTAGCATTTGTATTTTGATATACTAACTGTGAAAAAGTTTTGAAATCAATACCTAATATATCCTGAATAGTCTTATAGGTATTTGTAGCCGTATGACTACTAATATCTACTCCATTCTTTTTTAGGGCTACTTTTATTTTGCTAGTACGATCAGTAATAACCTCATATTCATCGCCGTCCTGTTCCCAGGTTAAACTAATATAGTATCCCTTATTGATATGTCTATTTGGTATACTTGTTTTCTTTTTACCAGCAGAATTTTTATTGTAGAGCACCTCTTCGATGATTAAAGGAATAGAGGACTTGCCAGTACCATTTACTCCTACTATTTGAGAGACCGTGCCTACATCAAGATCCAATTCATTATCTGAGCCATAACTAAAGCAATTATTCCATTTTAGCTTTTTGAGAATGATCATTATATACCCCGATTATTTCTTCTATTTTCTTTTCATCTAACTCTAATATATATGTTAGATACTCGGCTAATTCTTCTACCATTGTCATAGTTGGAGAAAGAATTAATTTCGCTTCAGTACTTCGTTTTACTACTTTCTTATCTAGTAACTCTGAATTTTGTGTTTCTGCTAAATCTTGAATATCGCCTTCAAGTTCGTAAATAGTATGATGATAGTCAGTTGCTATCATATCTTTTGGATCTTGTACTGTTTTTCTTATTAACTGCGGTAAGTTAAACTCATGCCAAGACCAAGACCAGTCTTTCTCATTAATTAGTATATATCCTGTTTTAACTTCTGTGCGATGAAAAGAAGTCGTCATTGGACTACCTGGATATACTATATTACGTTGACAATTACTATGCGCATGTAAATCTCCCGCAAAAACTACAGGAAATTTATCAAATCTATCTAAGTCTACTTCAGGTTTAACGTGCGGAGGAATCTCTCCTCGAACATGGGTGAATAATGGCAGTCCTGTAGCACAACGCTCAATATAGTCTTTTTTGTGTAAATCACAATAAGGTAATATCCAGAATGTTTCATACTCTGTAACAATATCTATTATTTCTACTAAAGGATTAATACTATTTACTACGTTTTTTAAATGTGAGAAGAATGTATGATTTTTTCTAGTGGCCTCATGGTTGCCATCATAAATAAGAGTGGAGACTTTAGCACTTCTTATAAAATCAAAGAAAAGCTCTAATTCTTCCATAGAGGGTAGGCGATCAAAAATGTCACCGCCGATTATGTGCGTATCGCACTCGATTGCGTTGACTTGATTAAAAAACTCTCTATAACGATTAATGGCCCAGTCCCTTGGAACGTTCTTCTGTCCTAGTTTAATGTGCCAGTCTGCGGAGAATAATATCATGCATACCTCAAAGAGAGGGCGGAGTAAGTTACTCCGCCCTCTACAGTTACTAAGTTACGTCGAACTCTTCTTCGACCACATCATCTGCTGTCTCTGTTACTTCGTTTCCAGCATTACGTAAACGTTCCAGAAACTCTTTCTGGTTTTCTGGAGTCGGACGAGGCATTACTTCATCCATAGACTTCAGATCTTTAACCAGTTCCATTTCAGCTGCCGACAAGGGATGTTTAGCTTTGGCACACTTCATAACTTGCAACGTATATTCTACATTGAAGACATGAGGGCCAGTTTTCTTGCGAGTAAACAAAATATCCCATCCATTAACAGGATCAGTAGGATCGCCCAAATCTTCTGCTGCAGTCACAATTTGTTCCCACAGTTTCTTCTTTAGATTTACTACTTTAATTTTACCCTCGTCAATGCACTGAACCATGTAGCTCCACTGACATTTCAGATCAGGATAAAAAACCTTAACCCAATCTTTCTCTTTGTTATTGAAACGTTCTTCATCTCTATCAAAAGCAAGACACTCCATAGGAATGTTCTTATCGTTCTCACCTTTTACCCAGTATACATAACGAGCAAGGATATCACCAACGATACGCATTTTATTATCGCCATCTTTAAAGCTATATGCGTCTACTGAGTTTTTAAGGGCAGAACCCTTTGATTGATTAAATGCTAATGCCATTTTATTTCTCCTAAGGACTAATTATTAGTCGGACTAGTGTTGTATAGATAATGGAGGAGTCTCATATCGAAAATGTAACACTCCATTTTTGATAGTTATCAACTCCTTATTATCGAGGTAGCCTCTCAAATTTCTGAGAGTATCATCTAAGGGCAACGTTAGTATACCCCGTACTTCATACTCAGCATAAGGTCTTAGCGACGCTAATGATAAGTATATTGCTATATCTTTTGTGCAGTACTTGTATGCCTCATAAAGAAGCATTTCAGGATGCAACAAGAAGGAATAGCCTCTAAAATCTTGTACATAGTACTTATAAATAGGATCTCTAATGTTATGAGGAATTGTTCCTTTTACTAACATTTCGAATATCTTAAATATTTCTAGAGATTTAGCGTTTGCTGCCGTGTAAATCTTGTGCCAGTTATAGAATAACATGCTTACACCTCTAAAATTATAATATATTATATCAAAGTTTAAGTTATTTGTCAAGAAATATTTTTAGAATTGTTTAATGGAGTATCCTTGCTTCATATAGTAGCCAATACGTTGTGTTTGCTGTCTGCGTGCAGTATTTCCACGAAAGTGTACGTCTACAATAACCGGAGGCAGTTTCCCAGGAAATTCTCTTATAATTCTACCTATTAGCTGATTAAGTAGAGGATCATTACTTATAGGAGTAGCCAATAATAGTACTCCGATAGGATTTATAGAAATACCTTCTGCAAAAATAGACTGTGTGCCAAAAAGAATCTCATATACGCCATCTACCACATCTTTTATTAATCCTTCTCTTTCTTCAAAATCTTTTATCTGACCCGTAATGGCAATTGCTTTCTCCCCCACTAATTCAGCACATTTCAGAAGAAACTGCACTCTTTGAGCGACACACAATACTTTATGACCTTTAGCCGCATAAGTCGCAGCTAACATAGCTATTAAGTGTTGATATTCTTCGTTCTCACATAACATAGTTACTTTGTTCGCCCAAGGAATATTAGCGCCATCAGGAAAACGAATATCTGTTTTTATAATATGCACTGATGGTGTCATACAGTTTTCCATTGGGGGTTTATAAAGTGTATGCCCAAAATAATCTTGAAATACTACATGTTTGCCATCTTTTCTTTCGCTAGTGGCCGATAAGCCCAACTTATAACGAGCATAATTTGAGTCTACTACTTTAGCAAATGTTTTAGCTGAAACGTGATGAAATTCATCAAGAATAAGAGTGCCAAACATCTTTTTAATTTTCTCAATATTACGCGTTAAAGTCTGAACATTTCCCACTACGATGGGAGCATCTGTTTCGAACTTTCCACTGCCTATCACGCCTGCTGTAATTCCAAAGACTTTTTTAATTTCTCTTTCCCACTGATTACGTAAAGGGACAGTATGACAAACTACAAGTGTTTTCTGAGCTAACTTACCCGCTATAGATAAACCTGTAAAAGTCTTTCCCCAGCTAGGGGTTGCGTTTATTATACAATTCCCGTCTACTGAATCAAAAATCTCCTGTTGGCTTGGTCTGAGAGGGAAACGAAATTTTGGATAGTTCTCTGGTAATAAAACACGTTTATCGACAATTTCATAATCCTCTGGTATCAGATCCACTCTTCCTATAGGTATGGTAACTAAGTTTTCTCTAATACGTGCCATATTTTTTATTACTTGGGGCGGATCTTCTGGATTATACGCAGGTATGATATAAGTGAGTTCCTCATTTAAGAAGTCACGGTACTCTTTAGTACACTCCAAATATATTCTATGGCTTAATACTGCTTTCATATTTTTCTAATTGAATCCTTTATTTTAGTCTCGGAGTAAGAGTATAACTGCCACGGATAACCATTAACGTATAATATACCTGCCCATGTAAACTTAGGGTTCGGAGGCCTAGGAATCTTAAAGGGAAAATTAAACCCAGAAATCCAT